TTTTTCTTTTTTTTTTTTTTTCTTTTTTATTTCATTAATTTCTTTAGAAATTAATTCTTCTTTTTTTTTTTTAGATTCTGTGTTTTTTTTTTTAAAATTTTCGATTGATTCATCAAGCTCTAAAATATTTAGTATATGTTCTTTATTCCAATCAATTACCCACCCTTTTTTTTGATTATTTTCCCAATTTTGTTTAAAATAAAGATTTTTAATATTTTCTTCATTGAATAATACCGACTCATTTAATTCTACTTTTATTTCAAATTCTTTCAAATTTTTCTTATTATCACTATCACTTTTAAAGTAATTAGAAATAATAGTATCAATAAAATCTTTATTTTCAGGTTTGTTAGATTCAATTATATTTACAGACATTAGTATAGAAACAATCATCAAATCAACTTCTTGACATGATATAACTTGTAATTCCATGTCTTCTTCATTTAACTTTTGTTCATTAGGATTGATCGCCACAACACTTTCTTTTTGTGTATCTGTCTCGGCATCAGCACTATTTTTAGCGGATGCGTCTGCGGCACTTTTTTTAGCGGATGCGTCTGCGGCACTTTGTTTAGCTGCTGCTGTTTTTTTTTCTATATTCAAAAATCCATTTTTTAATCTTTCTTTTTTTTCTTTTTTTGCCTTTGATAATAATTGACTTTTTTTCAAAAAACTTGCCACATCTATTGTTGGATTAAATTTTCCTTTAACTAATGCGCAATCATTTATAGAGTTAATACGGTCTACTTCATATTGTTTCCATTGTTGTCTACACTGTTTATCACGAATCTGAATATATGAATCAACTTGCTTTTGTGCTGCTAATTCTAATGCCATTTTTGTATCGGTAGGTTTTCCTGATGCAATTTTTTTCCATACAATTTTTTTAGGTATTTGATGTCCATAACAATTATCTGTTATTTTAGTTAAATTAATTAATCCATGTGGTATTAATAGAGCATCATCACACGCATCACCATCGATATTATCATCCCCTTCACACGAATCTTCCATTTCGTTATAATTATAACATGTTGGGAAATACCATGTAGTATTCAATGGTTGAAATGAATATTGTTGAATATACTGTATACCAGAAGTAGCATGACTGGTACCTTTACTTAATGTTTCAAATAACTCAGGATAGTTTATAACTTTAATATACTCTGGAACGACGTTTAATAAATCACCCGACCCAGTCATGTATTGTTGGAACTCATGTAATCCTTTTCCACTACACCAATTAAAATCGTCAAGGGTTTTCTGTATTTTTTCTGTTTTTTCTTTCACATCGGCATCATAAAAATATTTACCAATATTATAAGAAGTCGCACCAACGGCTGTAGCAGCCGCTGCTACAGTACCAACGGAGGATGTGGCAGCGGCTGCAATTAATCCACCCCCCAACCCACCAGTGGCAACCGTCATCCCTATTGCTCCTCCTAATACTACAGTCCCAACTACCTTTGTGCCAGCTTTAGCGATACTACTATATGTATTAAATCCACTGACAGATTCATCTATAATAGCATTTAAATCGGCATCAAATTTTTGACATACCATTGTCATTTTAGGTTTTGACCATATGTTTTTTTTTTTTCCATTGAGGTCTTTAACTCTATCAAATTCGAACGTTACCTTGTAATTTGCTTTTTTTGGATTTGGAGTTCCTCCAGATTGTATTTTATGTGTTTCATGTTTATTATGAATATGCTTTTTCTTCTTTTTTGAATATTTTTTTATGATTCGATTCAATCTAATTTTATTAGATTTAGCCATATATATATAGTTAATATATTAATATAATATAATTAACGATTTATACCGAAGTTAATCGAGAATCTGTTTGTATATGTTTGTCTTTTTTTTTGTCATTTAGACTAATATTTTCCAAATGATTTAGAAAATTGAAATAAACCTCATTTTTTTTGTTACAACAAAAATATTGATATATTTTTTCACATGTAGATAAGTTTTGTTCATATTCACGGTGTGGATGTATCCATAATTTATCTACATAATCTATATTTTTATGCGCAAACATATTTTTAACATAATGATTAAGCAATCGACGTTTAAAATATACCAATTCTTTGTAATGAAGAATATTTTCAAATGCCTCACGAGTATTTAGTAAGAAATCATAAATTTCATTTTCATAATTCGAAATTAAATTTTCCCATAATTCAGTATTTTGGTATGTGATATTAAAGTTCTTAATTCTGTGTTTTGTTTTACGTGATTTATTGATGATATATGAAAAATTTTCTAATGTTTTTCCAATAGTTTCCTTTTTATCATCCATTTTAAAAAAACGCATGATAGATAATATAATAGCAATATATGAGGCAAAAAGTATTGGTAATACTGTTCCAACAAATATACTTAATTCATACAAAGAATTCAAGGTTTCGATAAATGTAATTAATGTCGAAAATACGATAACTGATATTTGAATAATATTAATTTTGAACGCAATATTGTCATATTTTAATGATAATATTGCTTTGTTTTTACAAGATATATCAATACTTTTTTTGATTTGTTTAAACCTTTCATCTTGATCTATTTTATATTTATTAACTTTAGTTATATCTTCATTACTTGAAATATCCTTTTTAAAATCAAAATTATTTAACTGCGTTGTTGGTTGAGATATATCAAATACTAAATTATCCATATTAATTAAATTAATAGTGTTTCTTTTAATATAAAAATTGTAGATTGATTCATTTTATTTAATATTATTAATCAAGAAATTCTAATTCCTTTTCTTTTTTCTTTCGTCCACCTTTTACTGGAATATAGACTTGAATTTCCTGTTTGGTATTATCATAAAATTTGATATTATAATCATTTTTCTTGTAAAATGCTATTCGTTTTAATTTTTGTTTTGCAAATAACGAGAATTCATCAACTATATCATAGATTAATGGTATAAATTTGCGGTCTTTTTCTTCTTGTCTAAGTATACGTCCTACTGCTTGTTCAATATTACTTTTTGGAGACATTAAGAAAATGGTATCTAATGGGTATTTACAATCAAACCCTTCACTAGCCATCATAAAGGTACCTAATATAACATCTTTAGTTTCAGTTTCTTGTAAGTCTTTTTCTTTCATTCCACCTAAATAAAATCCCGAACTATATTTACCATTATCTATAGATGGCACTAAACTATGAACTACTTTCAAATGTTCTCTTCTATCACTTAGCATTAATATTTTTCGTCCTTCTTTAAGGCAATCCGCTAAATGTTCTATCATATTTTTAGTACGTGGATAAAAATCACAAATATTGTTAATCATTTTTGCTGAATTTGGTTTTTTATTATAATTAAATATTTCTTTGGAATATGATGGGTCATTATTAATGTACATTATCATTTTTACATTTACATTACTATCATCCCTTTTTTTAATACTATACACAATTTCACCTAATGACCATTCAAATACTTTAGATAATCCATCTAATCTTTTTGGTGTTGCTGATAATCCTAATGTATATTTACAATTAGTTTTCAACAATGCTTTAGAAAAAGTTTCAGCACCTAAATGATGACATTCATCATATATAACTAATCCAAATTTAGAAAATATATTTTCAGAATAATCAATCATGGATATACTTTGAAGCATTCCAATAACAATATCGTATCCTTCGACATGTATAAATGAGCTTTGCAATCTTCCAATTTTAGCATCAGGTAAAAATTCTTTAATTCTTTCTTTCCATTGATTTAGTAAAAATTCTTTATGGACTATTACTAATGTTTTTACCTTTAATATACTAGCTATATACAATCCTATAACTGTTTTTCCATATCCACAAGGAACTGATATAATGCCACCACCAACTTCATCTGCTGCTTTCAAATAAGCATCTACAATTGGTTTTTGTTTGTCTTTTAAATTTTTAGAAAAATTGATATTAATACTTTCAGGTTCATTTAATTTAGTTTCTAATGGTAATCCAAATTTTTTTTGTCCATAATATCTAGGCAAATAAAATTTTCTATTACTTTCACAATAGACTGGAAATGGAACTGGTTTCATTCCATAATCGCCATTTATGAATGGTTTTACAGTTAAATCTTTTTTTAGTTCAATAATCTCGTGATTATCTAATTCTTCTTTTAATACAGAAAATCCCCGTTTTCCAATCGCGGTTTTCATTATACATTAATTAATAAAACAATAATTTATTCAATTTTGAAAAAATAAAATATATATATATATTTATATGTCTAGTATGAATAAAAAGGTGAATAATGTAATCAAACGATTAAATAACAAAAATAATAATGTAAACAATGCAATCAAAAATGTAGTAAACTCAGTTAATAACTCATACAATAACAAAGTAAATTCGAACAAACCATTCTCATATTTTATAATAATATGTCTTGTGGTATTAATAGTTTGTATTCAATTTATTCCAGTTAATGTATTGAATGTATTAAATAATTCTGTTGTTAGATTAGTTGTTATAATATTAATATGTTTATTATGTTTAGTTGACCCAATTAAAGCATTATTATTAGCTATAGCATTTGTTGTAGCTGTTCAAAGAACACATTCTAATTTATATTCAAATAATTCAAATAATATTATTAATAATGTTGTAGTGAATGAAGCTAATGTAAATAATGTGTCATTAAATGAAAAAATTAATAATGTGTCATTAAATGAAAAAATTAATAATGAATTAAATGTGAAGTTAGAAAATAATTTGAATGTTATTGAAAATGAATTAATCAATAATATAGGAAATAATGTCCCATTAGATGTTGTCAAAAATGTAGTTAAAGAAAATGTAAATACTGTTGTAAATAATGTATTGAATAACACCAAAAATAATACTAATTTAAATAATGAAATGTTATTAGATATTATTCAGAATAATACTAATATTAATAATGCTGTCAATAACACTATTGAAAATGCTATTAATTCATTAACTACAGATGCTGAAAATAATGTTAATGTTTCAGAAGTTAAAAATGTAGTACATAATGCTGTCAAAAATGCTGTTAACAATGTTGTTAATAATGTTATTAATAATTCTAATAATGTCAATAACAATTCACTTAATGTTGATATTAATGGTAATGTGGTTGATAATAATGGGAATGTTGTCGGAGAAACAAATTTAAAGGTTGATGTTAATGGTAATGTTGTTGATAATAATGGTAATGTTGTAGCAAATGCCTTAAATCTTGAAATTGATAATGGAAATGTAGTAAATACTGTAAATGGTAATATTGTTGGAAATGTTAATAATGTTAATAATGCCAATAATGCCAATAATGGTAATATTGTTGGAAATGTTAATAATGTTAATAATGCCAATAATGCCAATAATGTTAATAATGTTAATAATGCCAATAATGTCAATAATGCCAATAATGTCAATAATGCCAATAATGTCAATAATGCCAATAATGTCAATAATGCCAATAATGTCAATAATGCCAATAATGTCAATAATGCCAATAATGCCAATAATTCTTTAATTGTTGACATTAATGGTAATGTGCTTGATAATAATGGGAATGTTGTCGGAGAAACAAATTTAAAGGTTGATGTTAATGGTAATGTTCTTGATTCTACTGGAAATGTATTAGCAAATAATGTTAATCTTGAAGTTGATGATAATGGAAATGTAGTAAATAATACTAATGGTAACATAGTTGGGAATGCAAATGTTGCTAATGTTGCGAATAATATTGATACATTAAATAGTTTAGGAAATAATATTAATGCTACAAATAATATAGAATCAAACAATGATTTAGCATTATTAGCTAATATCAATAATGATGTTGTTGATGTTTCAAACAGAAATAGTAGACATGGTTCAAATGTATCTTCTAATAATAATGATAAAATGGCAAAATACAAAATTAAAAATAATAATTTATTGTTAAGTGATATTGATGGATATAAATTAGAAAATAAAAATATGTTGTCGGGACCATTCAATAATGATATTAAAGCACTAAACAATGATGATTTACTTGACAAAAATCCATATTTTAATTCAACCAATTCAAACTTAAATAAAGAAACAAATAATTCAAATAAACGTGTTAATCATATGAATGGATATAATAATAATAATTTAATAACTAAGAATCCATTTCCAGGATCAAATACATCATTTACAAAAGAACCATACACATTAAGAAACAATAATATAAACCCATACAATAACATGGTATCTAAACATAAATCAATTAATAATGTTGGTAACAAAATATTAGAAGGATTTGAATCAAATGTAAATGTAAATAACGCTTTTGTTCATGCTTCTAATAACCATAACAACAATCCCGTTAACAACCATAACAACAATCCCGTTAACAACCATAACAACAATCCCGTTAACAACCATAACAACAATGTTGTTAATAACAATGGTTTAGTTAATGACCATCATTCTAATAACCATAACAACAATACTGCTAATAATAATGGTTTAGTTAACAATAATAGTAGCAATTGTACAAAAAGTTGTTGTTCGCAATCAAACAATACATTAAGTAACACATTAAATGATGATAATTTAAATTTATTAAGTTATACAACAAATAATCAATTAAGAAAAGCACAAAACCGTTCAGTTGGTGGCAATCAAAATAAAGGACCAATAAAAAGTAGAAATAACATGTTAAGTGCTCAAGGATATAATTTAGTAAATTCAAATGTCAGTGGCTTTAATGAATCTGGACACAACTCAATTAATTATCAGTGTGTTTAAAAATCTCTATTACAAGCTGCCCATGATGGTAATGACGCATCTATATAATCTTTACCTGCTAATAAAATTAATAATTTATGAAGTTGGAAATTACCAAATAAATATTTAACAAATATTAGGGCATTCATGAACAACAGTACCACAATCAATAAGAGTATAAATTGTTTCATGTAATTTTTAGTTGATTCTGATACACCTTCATCGGATACATTCTCAGATACTAGTTCGGTTTTAATAGGTTTTACTAATAATTCAGATAATGGATTTTTGGAACATTTTAAATATTTATTATTCGATATTTCTATTTTTGAATCTGATTTAGATTCATTTTTATAATATGGTTTATACATGACTACTCTTTCACCAATATCTTGTGTTACTCTTATATTTTCTCCAATATTTAATTTAAATATTTCTAAATTTGTTTCACCAATACTACCAATATCTTCATAAACTATTACCTTATAGTTTGTATCGCATGGAGGAAATGGTAAACTTCCATCATATATATAATATGATTTATTTTCTGGAATTAGCATATTAGCACCCCATTCATTTGATACCATTATTTCTTTAAAATAATCGGTGGATTCTTTTGGTATTTCATTTATGAATTGATTTATAAATTGTTCTGGTTTTCCATGATGAGGTCCACCTTCAAATAATCGACATAATATAATTCCTTTTGGTGTATCTGCGTTAGTAGTTGTTTTATTATCACTACTTAATTTATGAATCATACATATTTCTAAATCATATTTAGAATTATCAATATTATGTAATGTTGGTACATGAATTGTAATTTCACTTAATTCATATAATACATTATTGTATTCTAAATATGAACCAAATGAATATTTTAATCTAACTAAGTTATTTTTATAATTTACAAAACATTTAGATGATTTATAATAAAGATTAAAGTCACATAGTGATTTACAGATTTGAATTACATTTGGATCAGTATTAATGTTAATAGGACTTTGATTTGGTGCTAAACATTGTCCTGTCCAGGAAAAACTATCTGAAAATGACCATTTATCATTTGTATCAATCATTAATAATAATATACATTATTTTTTGGTATATTAATATTTATTAATTTATATAGATATTTTAATGATTACATATATTATTTTACTATTAATAATATATTATTTGTATATTAAAAAAGAATATTTTATATCCAATACAAAAGCAGAACTACCTAAAACAAAAAAATTAATAAAAGATATATTAAAAACACATATTGAAGAAACAAATTTAGATAAATATAACAAAAATACGTATACTCCTAAAAATGTATTAGCATATAATCTTAATTCAACCGATGAATATAATATACTAAATAATTATGGTATAAAAAATCAAAAAAAAAGAAATTTGTATAGTAGAAAAAACAATAATTGTAATACATTACCATACAATAAAACCCAATTATTTAATAATTATGATACTGTTTTAGATTATTCATTTACAACTATTTATTTAAATAATGAACATAATAATTGTAAAAAATATGGTCTATCAAAAATTCATTTAATAGGTGATAAGAATACATTTCAATGGAGTTATGAAACAAAACATTTAAAAAATAAATATTTTTATTTATTTTATAAAATAAGGGATGAAAAATGTCCAACAAAATTATTAAATTATAATCTATTGAAAATTACAACTAATTTTCAATCTCCTGAATTTTCGTTGTCTATAAATAATTATAAAAATAGAAACATATATATTATGAATTTTTTAATTAAAAACAAATTTTGTGATATATACATAGTTTTAACAGAAAAGAAAAACATGTTAATTAAATCAAATAATATAATTATTGAAAATTGAAAATATTTAAACTTATATTTTTATTAATATTAAATGAACAGAAATTGCAAATACCAAAAATATGTTATGGAAGAAGAAGATGTAAATGAAACATTAGATTCTGAATCAATCAAAGTGATTGATAATCATATATATTTTTATTCTGAAGTATCTATGTCATCTATTATGAAACTAACTGAGTTTATAAAAAAAACAACAAATAAATATTTGTTTCTTAATATTCAATTAAATATTGATGTAGAATTATATTTACATATAAATAGTGGTGGTGGTGATGTATTTGCTGTATTATCTATCATAAATTTGATTCAAACTAATAAATTGAATATTAATACTATTATTGAAGGCCAAGCTTGTAGTGCTGCTACAATTTTATCTATGATTGGTTCAACACGACAAATTACACAAAATAGTTATATGTTGATACATAACGTATCTAGTGAATTTTGGGGAAAAATGCATGAATTTGAAGATGAAATGAAAAATTTGACATTGCTGACAAAAGATTTACGTAAAATGTATTCTAAATATTCAAATATTAAAGCAACACAACTTGACAAATTGTTGAAAAAGGATTTATTGCTAACGGCTAAAACGTGTTTGACTTATGGATTAGTAGATGAAATTATCTAATACTATAGTATAATGGATATTATTCACATCGCAGATATTTTAGCAATACCTTTATTTTTATTGTTGATTATTTATTTTAGTAAAAAGAAAAATAAAAATATAATTGAATATATATTATTATTGTTTGGTATATGTGGTTTTATAATCGATGTATATTTTTCTATATACTATATTTTTATGAAAAAGACTTTATAATAATTTTAAGTCCATTCAAAAAATAATAATGATTCCTAGATTTTTTATCAAATTTATTATTTTTACAGTTTGTTTTTCATAATATTCTTCATGTTTCATACCTAAATATACAATAAAACTAATTAATGTTGTACATATTATAAATACTAATTGTATATTATTTACATACTTAATAGCTTTATAAGTATTTTCATTTTTTGTATCATTTTTTATTATATTCCTTTTATGTTGTAAGAATGTTATTATTATTAAAAATACTAAACTTATTAAGAAATAAATATACACCAATACATACAAATATCATTTTGAATGATGTTATATTTGTTAAAATTATTATCTATAATCAATACAACAAAATATAATATTATTACTGCTATAAAATGTCTAATACATATATATTATAATTAAATAAATGTTGAATTCTACATGAAAATGTATTTACAATAAAATTCTCAGAAATTAATAAATAAAAAAATAATAAAATTTTATTCCATTTTCCAATTTATTTACAGAAATCATAACTTATATATTATTAACACAAATTATTAGTCAACTATTTTATCATTAAATTCTGAATTATCTATTTCTATAAATTTGCTTTGTTTAGTTTTGTATAGTTTAAACATTACAATATAATAAGTATCTTTTTTTTTGTTATAAATTTTAATTGGTTCATTCTCAATATGTGTGTTTAATTTTTTTATACATTCCTTTATTTTAATTTCATTTTTTCCAGATTTTCTTTGTTGAATATTTATTATAATTGTATTATCATTCAACTTTATATCTTCTAAACGATCAATATTAATATCTATTTTATCTGAAATATTTTTTTTAATTAATTCTATTAGTTTAGTATTTTCTATTTTTTTTAAATTATTATTTTTGTTATATTTTATATTTATGGTTTCTTTTGTATCGCTTAAATCTAAATCACTTTTTACAAATCTATTATTCAATATATAACTAATTTTTATTGGATTATTATATGAATTATTAACACTAAATAAATTATTATCATCACTCCATATACTAAATGGATTATTACTACTAACATTATTATATATCATATTATGTGATGGTTTATAAATTTGTTTAATATAATCTAATGATATCGAATATATTAAATTATCTGCTTCTGGTTGGTCATCTCCAACCACAACAATATCTCCAAAAAAATAATGATCATTATGCGGGATTGGTCTCCAAAAATGAATATTTTTATTATTGTATTTTACAGTTGATATACTTTTGTATCCATAATTTAATGGAATCTTACAGAATGATTTATGTACTACAATCGTATCTAATTTACCATTTGGATTTATATTTTTAGTTAAACAAACGTCTCCCAAAGAACAAAAATTTTCCATTACACTCGGACGCCAAATATGAAACTCTTTATTTAATGTATTATTTTTATAACTACATATTTTTTTATATGAATTTATAGTTTTAACATATATTTTTTTCTCTATTTGTAAATAATCATAATTTAGATTATATATATTTTGTATTGTATTTAAATTATAGTTATTCAAATTATTACATACAAATAAATTTGATTGTTGAATATCCCATAATTCATATCCTTTATCTATTTTAGAAATTTTATTATCTACAATTTTATTTTTAATATTAGATATTATACAATATTTTTTTGGAATCATTCGAATCGAATATTTTGATGGATATTCTTTACTATAAATATGACCCAATGACAAATATTCATTACTTGGAATTGGTTTCCATATTGCATAATTTTTATTTGTAATAGATACTATTTCATATTTTATTGGTTTATCATTACTTTGTATTCCAATATTATTTTTAACTAATGTTGCTATAACTGTTGGTGGTTTTTTATTAAATGTTATATAATTTCCGATTGGATAATAATCGTCTATTGGTTGTGGTATCCATATAGTATATTTACTATTTCCATATACTTTATTAAAATTATTTGTTTTTTTAATTAATAATGAATTTGTTATTTGCGAATCTGAAAAAGTTTCTAATGATTTATATTGAATATACATTATTATAATCAAAAATACTACTATCAATACTAAGCATATTAATAATTTCATCTTAATAATAATATAGATTTTTATATCGTAAAGTTTATTCAATATAAATACAAACACTTTATACTAATAAAGTAGTATAATTAATTTTGAATTCCATATACATCCTTACCTCATTATACAGTTATATAAATTATCATTAAAACAATATATTTCTACTATCTAAATATTATTAGTAAGGTATATATCTTGGTTTATTTAATTTATAAATTTTTACAGTGAAATCACCATTATAGGATGGTATAATGACGCTATCTTTATCATAAATTTCATCACACCCATAATCATCGGTACAATCTTTATTTTTATGATTGACTGGTATTTTAACTGGATTCAACTTATCTGTTTCGGTATAATATAACCATTTATTAGATCCTCTATATGTTGGTTTACCATACAATGGTAATACAACACTATCAGTATTATTTCCTGGAACTGCTGTCCCATCATTTATAGTATTTTTTGATAAAATTCCAACTTGTTGGAACTCACCACCACTTTCACGGGTTTCAATATTAATTGGAATACCTCTTTTTAATGGTGGATATAATGGATTTGATATTACTTTTCTGTCATGATTAGATTCATTATTAGCCATATGTTGTTGTTGTAGTAGTTGTTCTTGTTGTAGTAATTGTTGTTGTTGTAGTAATTGTTCTTGTTGTAGTAATTGTTGTTGTTTTATGTTGGTTTCTTCTTCGTTTTTGTCCATAAAGATTTTTTTATAACTTTCTTTATTAATAATATACATTACAGATAACAATATAATTATAATTATAATAGCATTACTGTGATTTATACATATATACCCATTAGGACATGTACCATTCATTATAATTTTAATATATTTTTATTATACTAATCTCACATTATTAATTGTTTTATAGTTTTTTTCTAACAAACTAATATCATTTTTTATATTATTTATTAATTCATAACCTTCCTTTAATTTATTAACATCTAATACATTTCGTGATAAATTAGTTTCATTGTAATTAATCTTATATTCCTTTAACTTTTTCAATAATGTTTTTATATCATAATCTATCATTGTAATTTTAATATTTTCATTATATAATTCGTTGTTATCTAATCCATTATTATTATTTTCTATCATATTTTTTTTTAAAAACCATCTGTGATGTCCATCTAATATAAAATTATCATTCGATATTATAATAGATTTATTTATAAATTGTTTATTATTTTCTCGTTTCATTTTATCTATTTTATTTTTTTTTATATTCTGTATTGTTGGTTTAAGATTATAAATATTTATTCGTTTATGTACTATTAATAGATCATCTATATTCTTAATTTTATTTATAAACTGATTTATAAGCTCTTCAGAAATAATAGAATCTACATTATATAATTTTTTATTAATTAACTTTCTTTTCTTCTTTGAATTATTTTTGATTGGGGGGTCAATACTAGTATTAATATTGATACTATTATTTCTGACACTATTATTTTCATTATTTACTATAGGTTTTTTTGAAATGATTGTTTTAAAATTTTCTAGTAAATGAAAATTTTTTACTATACCATATAATAAACTAATAATATATGAAAATAATATAGCATTATTTTCATTTATCATGTTTCTTAATACTAAAAATGACAACAATAATATTAATACATTAATAATATTTTTGAAATAAATACTAATACATATATAAATTATAACTAATAATTTTATACCATATTGATTCAATAAATGATATACCATATAATATAAATAATTATTTTAATTGAAGGATTATATACTTTTATTAATTCCAAAATACAATCCACCAGCAATTATACCTTTAATTAACAAAATAATAATAGTCGCGTAAGATACTAATGATGGTTTAGATTTAATAGCATTTTCTATCATATTAGATAATGCTGGTATAGAAATAACTATAGCTAATAAAGCTACTAATAATGGCTGTTTAACTAATACTAATAATTTATTAACCATTGTATCAGATTCATTTAATCCATCTTCTTTATTGGAATTTTCAAGCATTTGATGATGCATCATTTCTTGCTCATTCATATGATTTGAATTATCCATAGCTTGTTGTTGTGCCATAGCTTGCTGTTGTGCCATAGCTTGCTGTTGTGCCATAGCTTGCTGTTGTGCCATTTCGTGTTGAGCCATAGAATTTTCATTTAATTCTTCTGAAGGATTTTTGTTTGTATCAATTTCTTGAAGAATCTCCTTTACAAGTTGATTTTCAGTATCATCAACTGTTGAATTAGATTGTTTATTTTTAATGTTTGGCAAATTAGATAATGGGGTAGAACGACTCATTTATAACATATTACTATAAAATCTTTATTAAAAACGAACGAATAAATATTAGTTTGATTTGTAGCATTTATTATTTATTCTTATGCTATCATCTGAAGAAACATCAAAATTGTAATTTAATATTATTGAATTTTTTTTTTTAAACATCATATATATTATTATACCAAACATTATACCTAAAATTATTGATACTAATTTATTTATCATTAATATAGATACATAAATTAATTTTTACACATTGATTCTTTAATATTTACAATTTTATTATTTAGTCTAAAAATAATTTTAGGTGATGGTAATATTAAATAAATTATTAATATCATTAAACATAACGTTATTAATAAATAATTATTATTTATCATATACTATATAAAAATAAATTATTCAAAATATAATTATTCAAAATATAATTATTCAAAATATAATTCTTCATTATCTATATATTCATAATCGCTTTCATCAGAACTTTCGAATTCAAATTCTTCTATTTTATTTAATAAATTTATTTTTCGTATATTTCGACATATAAAATGACGAATATAATTTAATTTTATAGCATTTTCATTTTCCCTTTTTTTTTCTTCTAAATATTTATTTTTTATTAATATACTTTTCATGTATATATTAGATATATTTATTATTTATTAATAACTTACTTTTTTTTACTTACTTTTGCAAAATCTAAATTTGGATTAACAGTAATATATTTAATATTTGAATCTTTCACTGTTTTATTCAATTTTCTAGATAGTAAATTAATATCTATATCATTGTCTAATTTTTTCTTTATTGTTCCACTACATAATTCAGTTAAATCTATTTCTGAATTAGATGAATCAGTTTCTGAATATAAATTAGATGTTTCCGATATAGGATTTATTTTTATAGTCTTTATTGTACAATTATCATCTAAATTAAGTCCTATAGATTTATCCTCTTTTTTATCTTCTTCTGATATTTGATTCTTAAATACTATACTAGATTCTTCGTCATCATCTAAATTAACTGTTTTAAACTCTCCTAAGCTCGATAAATCAAATGATTTTAATCCTTCATCTAATTCCAATTCAATAGGCTTTATTGAATCTCCTAAATCCAATTCAATAGGCTTTATTGAATCTCCTAAATCCAATTCAATAGGCTTTATTGAATCTCCTAAATCCAATTCAATAGGCT